AACTCACTATCTGATAACTTTTCATAGTAATCTGTGAGCATATCTGTTACTATTTGCACTATATGATCGTGATGCATGTTATCAATTTGTATCTCTACATATTGCTCAATTAATTCATACTTTTGAACGGAAGTTAGTGGCCTATTTGTTACAATCTTCTTTGAATCTAACTCACTATTTGTTGCATTTGGATTTGCAGATTGTGAATAATTGTTCATTAGTAATTCCTCAAAGTACGATAGGGTTTGTAACACTTTTTGTAATCATCTTGTGTTTGAAAAGTGTTAATTAATGATGACAATCCTTGAGTTTCGTTTCTATCTTCTTTTGCTTGTTGTGCAAAATAAGACTGTAATTCATCTGTGTTCATTGTTAATTAACCTCCTGATTAACAACTTCTTCAACGGCAACGATTTCACCAGTTATGTTATAATGAGTATCAGCAATTTTACATGCTTCAGTATAACTTTTGGTGAACTTCTTTGGTTCGGTGAATACAATAAACATGATTAATTGTCCTCCTGATTAACAACTTCTTCAACAATATCCCAAACTTGGATATACTTTTCTAACCAATTTCTAGAATATTCTGTTAATTCATCTCCAGAACTACCATATAAAATATCATCTGCTGATACAAATGGTAGTTCTTGTTGTTCACAAAAGTCACACAATACATCAGTTAAAAAATCTAATTTAGTGCGTGATAATCGTGTGTCGTAATGTTTAATTTTAGGCATGTGTAACACCTCGTCATAGACATTTTGTGGTAAAGATTGCATAATAAAAAGAATAATAAAGGACAGAAAAAAGAGGTGCTTAATATTAAGCAACCTCTAAGGAATAGGTATCTAATAATATCATTCCGTCAACAAAATCAACGAACTTTCTATCATTGCAAAGATACCAAATAAACTTTCTTTGAAATACACTACAACCTGTTTTTACCTCTTGCAAAATAGCATTTAGTCTGCTTTTTGTGGTGACAGTTGCCCATCCACAAGAGGACAATTTCAATGCTAAAGTGTTATGATCGTAGGTTGCAATTTGGTGACCATGTAGATAAACAGATGAACAATTTGTATTTTCGTTGTAACTAACTTGAGTATTTGATGATGACCAATCACTCTTATTAGAGATTGCGAAGTTCATTTGTCTTTCGATTTTACGCATGAAAGTAAAAAGAAATAAGGGTCAAATGTGGGGTCTATCTCTCCCACTCCTTAATAATAGCAAAAATCAGGGGTAATGGGTGGAATAGTAGACACTTTGTGAACTGGCACACATTTTATTATACTTAACACCTCTATATGTTAGTTTGATTGTTGTTACTTTAGGTGCATAACTTTGCTCCCATTTTTGATATGTTGCCATCACACAACCACCTCCTTTTGTGTTACAAATCGTGATGATGTAAAGTTATAACGTGAGAACTCATATCTTCTCACTAACTTGATAACAATGCGACTCCAATGATTCACATGACTAACAACAATGCCTTCGTAATCTATCTCCTTATTTGATAGATAGGCCCGCACGTTAGTGTTATAACCTTCTGCACATTTGAACCTATTCATAACAATCTCTTTGAGTTGAGTTATCATTACATAGAGTTCAAATATGCGGCAGTCAATACCAGTTTCTCTTGCAAGATCCTCAGCATTTAATACTTCATTAGCACGAATCCTGGAATTAATTAACTTTAATACTCTTGCTTTTGCTGCCTTAGTTCTAAACTTAGGGAACTCATATAAGATCTCTAATTGATCTATAATAGCAGAATATGTGTATCTAAATGCGTGTTGAAATATTCTATCATCAGTAGTTTGCTCTGCAATCGTGTTCAAAAATAATACTTTACCTTCATTAGTTGGTAGTGTTATTCCACTATTAGGGAATGATTGCATGATATCAAACTCATCGCCAAGATACTTAGTATGAACTGCCAATATAATATTTGCTGTTGGTGGTGTATCAAATTTGTATGTAATTGCATTAGGTGTGAATATTTTACATCCAAGATTGTTACCAGCAGTATTACATTCACCAATAAAATCACCTTGATAAACTCCACTAACTCTAGGCAAATACTTAAGGCATTGTTTTAAGATATGATTCAAATGTGTCTGCTCTGAGTAATAATAATCAATGCAGTCATTTGTATAACATATCTTCTTAATTCCTTTGTTAAAGACTGATTTAGTGCCAACAAAAAACCTGCCATTGTTTACATCGGTTCCGAACACAATTGCAGGTGCGCCATACTTAATGGAGTAATTATTCTCGAATTTGTTATCATAATCCATGCAAGACTTGAGGATTTCAAGTACATTTTGGACGGCATTTTTGCCATCAAAAACATAATCTTCAGGGTGCATGATATGTATATTTTTCATTGTAAATCCTCGAAGCGTTCGTGTGCAATTTTGACGGCAAGTTCTTCTAATTCTTCTTGAGTAAATAAAGGACGAAATGCCTCTTTTGCCTCTAATTCTTCTAGAACTTCATCATAAATTGTTTCTAATAGTGCTTCATTTCTTAAACTAGACATAACTTAAAGTCCTCCAATTGTGAAACTGTGGTATCATACTATCATCAGTTATTTGATACTTATGCTTGTCAACATACTGTTTAACTTGATAATAGAACTCATCACGAGTTATTAACATTTTATGTTGAGTATTACCTTTGAATGATAATACTTTGAGAATACGATTGTTGAGTAAAGTATTATCCCAATCCTTTACAGGATAGAAATCAACAATCATATTAGCATCCTTAGATGTAATTTGCATGATTAAACACCTCCAAAAAGTGATTGTAATTTCATGCCGACATTATCAAGAACTTCTGAATCTTCATCAGTATCGAAATGATCTTGATACTCACAAAGAGCAGCATCGATAACATCCCACTCGGCATCGGTGAAAAATGATTTGACTGTTTCCTTTTGGTCAAAGGAGAAGTCACGAACTGAAGTTTGCATAATTCTCATAATTTTCTCTACTCTTATATCATACACAAAAAAACCCCCAAATGGGGGTTTGATGTGCCACTTTGTGAACTGGTCAGGCCTGTTACCTGACTTGTACGCTTTGGAAGTATATTTCCTTAGCAGGGTAACGACATCTTACCAAATCTTCAATATGTCTTCTGTCTGCAACATCCGACTCTATTGTAATATAATGCGAACGATTCTGTTCGTCAATATATCTTATTTTGGCAATATGTGTCATTAGTTGTTACTCTACATAGGAAACTTGACCATCTAGATACGCATCAATCGCATCTAGTAATTGATTACCACTCTCTGCATTTTCAAGTGCAAACAGTAGATCATTTTCGTCAGTTACAAAAGATTGTGCCATGATAATAAAAAAGGAAGTGTACACATAAGCAGTTTAAAGTCATACTTAGGACTATAAAAAACCAATGGGGATGTTAGTTCTTTCTGTAGTTGCGACCTACGAGGCACATCCATCTCCTCGAATTAGTTATCTTATGTATAGATAACCACCTGACCAATCTGCTCTTGATATACAATTATCAAATGAATTATCATCTAATAAGTTATATCTAATATGCTTTGCTGGTGATTTCCATGATGCAGGTTTGTAAACATTTCCTGAGTTTCTATCAATGAAGGCGTGAACTCCTCCACTGAATTCTTCTCCATTAGCGTCGTAATCTACCTGATTAACTTTCCAATATTTGCGACCTAATTCCATTTTAAAGTTTTTCTTTCCTACGTTAAAAGTAGGATAGCATTTTTGATAGTTTTGTTCTAATGCTTTACATAATGCTATTATTCTTTTCTCTACAATCTGTGATGGAGATAAAGAAGAATCAGGCATTACTTCAATAGTAGAAACTGTTTGCAATTTAACCTCCTAAGTATAAAGAATAGGTGAGAGAAACAAATCCCAAATGTATGACTTATGCTAACTGATTTACTCAGTCTAATTAAAGTCTTAGGGATGGGATTTGTTTCCCATGTATCTAATATAAAGCATTTTGAGGAGAATGGGGGAAATAGTGGACACTTTATCGACTGGCACATGAAACTGCTGGTTCTCCTTTATTGAAGATAGTATCAATTACTGCTGTAACTTTCTTTGCAGTAGTGATACCTACCTTATCATAAACTGGTACACAAACTAAACCAAATACCTTGTCACTTTTACCCTTCCTTATAACTCTACCAATGGTCTGAGATATATCAATATAGTTCATATTGCGTAAGAATAATGCACACTCAAGACCTGAAACATTGATACCTTCTGATAATATACTATGATGAATTACAACGAACTTAGTATCATCTTTACCCCACTTATTAAGTGTTTTAAAGAATGTTTCTCTATGTACTTTCTGACCATTGATAACAGCACCAGTTTTGGCAGTTATGTACATATAGTTGTAATCTCTTCCGTATAATTCTGTTACTAACTTACTCTGTGAGATAATGTTAGTAATCTGAGATGTTTTACGAGCACAAACTAATAGTTTGTTGACACAATGTTTGTCTAGATGTGATAATATTATATCAGCATCTTCCTCATAAAAATGTCTATCAGGCCTATCAATATCTCTCTTATCTAAATGTGTGACCTGTAATTTGGGTGGTAAAATGTAACCTTTCTCCACCAATTCTGGTGCTGGTACTTGACATATAACATCACCAAATATGTTGGTATTGTTCATACCTAACTTGTGCTTATTTGTGGTGTGTTTGGGTGTAGCAGTAAAGAAATATGCTCTAGGTGAATATACACCAAAGAACACAACTCCAGCACTAAATGATTTCCCACAAGCGTTATGTGCTTCATCAAAATATATCGTATCGACATCAATCTTGGATTGCATGATACGAATTAAGGAATGATAAGTCGTGAAGATTAACTTATTATACCTGTAATTATCATCACACCAGTTACTAATTGCATTACTATTTGTGGTAGTATGATATGAATTATAACCTGAATGTACATGCAGTACTTTATACTGTAGCATAGGATGTACATCTAAGGTTGATACAAAATCATCACATAATTGCTGTGTTAATAGTATGCGAGGGGCAACAATTACAATGGTCTTTCTATCACATTGCTTATTAATTAGATCCCAAT